CCATAAAGTCCTATACCCCTATCCATATCTTCTTGTTGTTCATACCTAGCTCGCCCTAATGAATCATAAGCTATTTGTTCATTTTGTCTATTTAGTGCAGTTAAGTATTCCATTCTTTCAGGATTAACATAACCCCCACCTTCAGGAGCTGCCATAGCTGAACCTGTTCTACCACTACTAAATAGATTTTGAGCTAATTGTTGTTGTTCACCTATTCTTGCAGGTTCTAGAATACTTAATACATCTTTATAATATTGATTACCTGCTACTCTCGGATCACTAGCGGCAGCTTGATTAAACAAAGACCTACCATAATCTCTCATGCCAGAAGCATCATATGCTGCACCAGAAGCATCCTCTGCTAAGTTAAAAGACTCTCCCATAAACATATCTCTAAGTTCAGTTAACGCTGGAGATAGCTTATAACTAGCTGTATTATTTTGATAATCGAAATTAGCATCGCCAAAGTATGAACCTGAGACATTCCAAGGCTGATACTGAGCCATGTCTGCGGCTTCTTTTTGAGCTCGTTCTGCTCTCTTAGCTGCCTTAGTTGTTCCTGTAATGTCACCTATTATTGCACCCATTATTTCACCTCTTTTTCAAAAATGTATCCTACTAATTTAAAATTATACTTCTTTACAAATGCTTTGTAACTCTTTCTTGTTGTACCACCCAAGATAGTTTTACACCCAAACTGCTTTGCTAACTCATTCATGTACTTATCCCAGTACTGACCATCACCATAGACAGTAATACAAACAAACTTATCACCCTCTATTTTCCAACTCATGAACCCATGTTCATTTTCTATCAGGTTTGTATAGTCTAACTCACTATTAGCTTTTTCTTTAAATCTTGCTGCTGACTGTTCATCCATAGACTACGTTTTCATAATATAAGCAAGAGCATAGTAAGGAGGTAAGTTTTGATTTGTTCCACTTACTCCAGTAGTTACTACATTTATTGTGTGTGTATGACCACCAGCCCCTGCTGTGTTTAGTGTATTATTTGCTCCACCACCACTATTAAAAGCAAATCCGCCAGCTCCTGGTCCAATCGTTTGTCCTGATTGCATATGAACGTGATCTCCAATGGCAACTGCTGAAGCAGTATGGGTATGAGATACAACAACAGCGTCTTTAGAGCCTCCAGATTGTGTAGCTGCTCCTGTCACTGTTGTCTTTGCAATCGAAGAGGTATCTGAATGTGCACCAATAATAAATCTATTTCTTAAATCAGGAGTTCCAGAACCACCATTACATAATGCCCACCCTGTAGGAATAGTAGCAATAGTTCCTGACCACATAATTATACCTCCAACTGGGATTCCATTTGCTAAAGCAAAAGCAGTACTAGCTATTTGTAAAGTATTAGTACCTGCTGCTGCTGTAGGTGTTGTAGGTATTCCTGACAAAGCAGGAGAAAGTGTATTAGCTTTACTAGCTACTGCAGTAACTAAGTTATTAAACTCAGTATCAAATTCTGAACCTCTAATAATTTTAGCAGTATCTGAATCTGGTAAAGAATCCTTAGCTAGAAAATTGGTTGTCTTAGTATAATTACTCATTATGAATTTTTCCCTGTTTTTAAAAATAAATCAATCTTTTGTATACTTAAAGCATCAGTATTAATTGTAGCATTTAAACCAAAAGCAAAGGTATCTCCTGAACCTCCTAGAGGCACTCTAATCTCTTGTACTCCAATACCTACAGAAGAATACTTACTTACTGCATATAATGAAGTAGTACCAGAAAACTTAGGGTATATTCCAGTTCCTAAATCCCTAGCTAAAATTACTGTCCTTGGGTTTAAAGTATAATTATATCCATACTTAAATGTAAAGTCTTGCTCACCTGAACCTATAACTAATAACCTAGCTTTCTTAAGAAACTTTTTAACAACTCCTCCTGTTACATCTGCAAAAGGAGATTTATATACTAATTCATAACCTTCATTATCATCTACATATCCAGAATACTCTCCAATACCATTTGGCACTCCAAAGTAGAATTTTCTAGATTCAGTTGCAGTAAAAGCTTTATAAACATCACCATTATCTAATGACCATGTAGTTACTCTAGCTGCACCATTAGGTAAAGCTGTTCTTAAATCTACATATATCATAATCCTAGATGCTGGAAAAGTCAAGATATAAAATGCTTCTTTTTCAAAGTATCCTGATTTAATATTATCAACAGTAGGTTCTAATGCTAAATAAGCTGTTATGTCATCTCGTATATTTAAAGACAGTTCTCTCATAGGCATAGAGTTTTCTGTAACAGTTCTATTAAAAGATCTAATACCTGACTTTGATAAATAAATTAAATCCGTACCAGTAGCTTGTATAGAGTCTCTAGATATACACCCAACACCTGTTACAACATCAACTAATTCCATAGTAAGTGGGTTAATTCCTGATACTGCTGAAGTACCTTTACTTCCATAGACTATAACACTATTAGTACAGAATATAACTAAAAAGTTATTGTGTTGAGCTAGACCTACTATCTCATCATTATTTCCTACTACAGTACTAATATCAAGTATACCAGAAGAACCACTACTAAAGTTAGTTGGGTCTAGTAAGTCACTAAAGAAGATAGTATGTTTGTTTGCAGTAATACCTGCAGTCCATACTCTACCAAAAGCAGATAGGCAGCAATCAGGATCAAAGGTAGTTACACCTGAAGGTTTATTACCAAAGACTCCTATCTCTTGAAATATATAAGCACCTGCTCCAGAAGTTCTTCTCCAGACTAATGCTGGATTCCCTTTCTGTGTAGCTATTGCTGATACTAAGGCACTAGTACCACTACCAACTGCTGCTGTACAAAACTGCCATCTATTATTAGTAAAAGTCCCTGCTACATCTGTTGTTTGGTCTGCTGCTTTAGGACGATGTGGAACTAGTGTTGTAGTACCACTAAACAATTTCCCATCTCCTGCAGATAATATATAAGCTTCACCTAGGTTATCAGTAAACTCAAAAAGAGTCTCAAGATAGGCATCTGTTGCTAATGTACCTTGATTTGATGTTAAACTAATATAACCTTTTCTACTACCTAATCTACCATATTGATCAATAATACAGTTATTAGCTTTAGTAGCATACCCACTATCCAAACCTACTCTAGCATCATTAGTATTTAAACCAAGAAAACCAGGAGATAGTAAACTAATAGGTACTAAAGGTGATGACATTAAACAGCACTCCAAATAGTTTCATAAGGTTTTCTTGCAGCTTCTAACGATATATAGTCTGCTAGTAAATTTCTAAATCTTACTTCTTGAGTGTTACTTCCTCCATCTTCCCCTCTTTCCGCAATAGCTCTTGCTGTAGTGCCCTCAATAATTAATTGATAAGGGATTAAAGGTTTATCTGTAGGTTCAACTAAATCATACTGTCTTTGTACAATGTTAAATCTTAATGTATAAGCACCATCAGGAATTGGATATACATCTACTTGAGCATCTCCAGTACTTGTTACTCCATTAAAAGCATAGTATGCTGGAGCACCTTTAGCTACTGTACCTACCATACCAAAGTTTTGATCCATCCACTCAGTAGAGCGTAACTCCATCCAATTAGGAGAAGTAGCATTATATACATCAAGTACTTTAAACCTTGTACCTGCATTTGTAAGTACCCAATTAAATAAACCATCAGTAGTCTCTACAGTTAAAGTATTTCTGAGGGCAGACCAATCCCAAGAGTTTTCAATTTCTCTCTTAGAAGCATTAACAAAGTCCCCTATTAAAGTAGAGTACTCACTTTCATTTATACTAGCTACTTCCTCCTCTCGAAGTCTTCTAAGAACACTATTTATTATATCTAGAAATCCCATATTAATCCTTAATAGTTACCATTTAACTTTATCTGCCCAGTAGGCAGCACTTGTCTTACCCTTAGCTATATTCTTACCATGTCTTGCTTTAAATGATTTACGTTTAGCTATCATTTTTGCTGACTCCCCTGCTTTAGGTTTACCTGCAGTAGATGCTCCCTTTTCTCCAAACCTAATCATTCGATCTTTACCATTATCTTTAATAAGAACTACATGAGACTTTTTACCTTTTGAAGATCTTTTAGGTTTATTGTATCCTGCAAACTTCTCACCTCTATAATCTATACTCATCTATAACTCCTAGTTTTCTTAGCTATTTTTTTAGGTTGCTTAACATGTTGTTTACCTTTCTTATTACCTTTAGCTTTTGCTGCATTTGT